AGCATCGCAATGCCTTGGTGCAGTGGTTTGATGGACGCCATGTCCTGCTATCCTTTTCGGATTTAATCTTGTCACTCGATTGTAATACGCGGGTGGAAAGTTAGTTCCTACAGTCAATCCCGTCAAGACCGAAACGGAGGCCGCCCTCCCGCGCTTCGGTCACTACCTTAACAGTCTCCTATCCGTCCTGTGAGTGGCTAAAGAGCACCGCGCTCGCCTTAGCCACAACTTCGGGAGGGTCGAGAACCCAGCCGATGGTGAATGCGAGTGCAGCAACGGCCAACAAACGAGCAGCCGAGGTGCACTTGCGTTGATTGAATGTGGCACAGATGTAGGTCTTGCCCAGCCACAGCTCCACGTTGGTGGACGCCATTCTAGCGCCCCAGTCTGACGCGTTCTCGCGCCCAGCAAACACACTAACAACACCCGCGTCGAAATAGATGATTTCCATAGTACAGCCCTGCACTGCCAGCGCATTTGCGCGCTTGGACCTATCTGTTTTTGGTGGCGCCGCCGCCACGACGCGAGACTTAAGACGGCAGACTCCACCGGTCAACGAGCTATCCACCGAAGGAATGCAATTCCGGTATTCATACGGAGTTGCGTTCGCCTGGGTGCCACAATCCGCAAGTGAGTCCTTCGCTGCACTGCATTGGACTCACGCGTGGATTTTAGGTCTCTCGCGTTCACCTCCTGTTCTACTTCGGGGTTTCGTAAGTGTCAATGATGATTTCGGGTGATGCGAAATGCGTCTTGGCGTTTATTGCAGGGCACCAGCGCGCGGCCGATGCCCTGTGGATAAACGTCAGATGTCACCGCGGAAGCGCGCCGCGCCGGCAGCAGCACGCCACGCAGCGCGCTCCTCAGTGAACCAGCCCAGCTCCTCGGGCGCACGGCGGAAGGCCTTCGGTGTGATGTAGACGTAACCGCCGAGAGCCTCGCGCCACGCGACCTTGTAACCAGCGCCGCACGCTGCGTTGATCCATTCGTCCCAGCTCTGGTGCTCAGACATTGCCGCGCGCCTCGGTGATGAAGTTGCGCAGGAAGGCGAGCTGTTCGGCGGACAGATAGACCAGATCGCTGCCCTGCTTCAGCGACAGACCGCCGTCGAGATACAGCTTGGCGTCGACTTCAGATGCCGTGCTGGTCTCATAGATGCGCAGTTGCGCCTTTGCGGTGTACTCGGTTGCCATTAGATGAACCTCGCGATGAAGCCGAAGCCGTACGCCACAGCGCCGAGCGTCAGCGCGATCGTGAACGCGGCGTGCCATGTGCCGTCATCCATTGTCAGTCCTCCAGATGTGAGAGATAGACGGCCTCGACCAGCGCGCAGTGCACGGTGAGGCCCGCTTGGTTGCCGAGGTGCCACGCGGTGAACGCGGGGCTCCAGATCGGGTGCGGGTTGGCGCGATCGTTGACCAAGCCCGCGTAGTAGCCGTCTTCAAACGGGTTCACTGACGCGCGCCTTCAGTTGACGATGATGCCGTCGCAGATGGCCGCCTCGACCAGCACGCTGGCCTGCCGGCAGTCGACGTAGAGAACGCGGCCGAGGAACATCCACGGCTCGGCCTGCACCTCCTCGCGGAGCCAATCGCGGCCTGCATCAGTGTTGGGCTGGAAGCCGACAAGGTTGCCCGTGTGGATGGTCTGAATGTCGATCATTGTGTTGCTCTGTTGAATTGAGGTGTGGATAGGTTGACGCGCGCCTTCAGCGGCTGATGTGGATGACGTGGCGGTGATATTCGACGGTGACGGTGTCGCCCTCGCCGAACATGTCGCGCACGCGTGAGCCGACGATGTCGATAATCGGCTTGGCACCCTTGCCGCTCACGGTGCCTTTCTCGTCGCGCGCCAGCTCGTCGAAATGCGTCTGGTCGATAACGCGCAGCGTCAGCCGGCCTGCATCAGCGTCCCAGTTGCGGCGATACAGCGTCCCCGGCTCGAAGCCGGCCTTGATCAGCCGCGCGCCTTCAATCCAAATGCGGGTGCGCTCGCCCGCCTTGCTGGTCTTGCCCAGCTTCGTTGTGAACTTGTCAGACATGATCGCTCTCCGTCGTTCGCGTCTTGAGTTGCTGATGGGCTTCATCAGTGCCGGCGATACCGGTCAGACCGTCGGTGCACCGAAGTGCACCTAGGTTTCGCCCTGCTACCAAACGCCCAAGCGCTCCAGTGCAGCGCGGTCGCGGTCGGCGCCCGTGCGGTCCTTTTTCGGCAGCGCGTCGAAATGCGCCTTCACCTCCTCAAAGATTGCGCGCTGCTCCGGTCCCATGAACATCAGCGCGCAAATGCTCGCCTTGAACGGATTGCAGACGAGCGTTGCGCCCTGCCAAGCGGCGGCAGCCATCGTGTGAGACGGTGGGCACTTGGCGAGTAGTTGCCCCTTGTGTTTGCCGCGCGTCGCATAGGCGGCTTCGAGAGCGGTGCGGGCGGCTTCAGAAAGGTTAGGCATTTGCGTCATCTCCATTAGGTGGTTGATTGCTTGTGTGGATAGATCAGGCCGCAACTCGGGCGTTGAACGCGTTCACCTTGCTTGCCGCGCCGTGCGCCATGATGGCGATATCAACGCGCGCCTTGGCTGTCTGGCCGCCGCACGCCTTGCACGCGTCGCAGCTAGTCTTGGCGCCTGCTTCCTTCGATGCCGGGCAAACAATCTCCCGCGCCTGCAAAGCCTCGCCAGCGGCGCGCACCCGGAACGTGCGCCAGCCAAGCGCCTTGGCAATCGTGTGTTCCGCAGCGCTGTCACAAGAGGCCATGCAGTATTTCGAGAATGCAGCGAATTGCGCCTTGTCCCACTGATGTGTGTAGCCGGTCTTTGCCGCGACGCGCGCCAGCATGGCGTCCCACACCTCGAAGGGAACGGCTGCCGGGTCTCCGTAGCTGCCAAGGCGCACCATCCGCCCGTCAAGCAACTCGCCCGCGGCTTCCGCCGTCATGGTGGGATACAGGCCGCGCTGCGCCGACTTCCACACTACCAGCGGCGCTTGAAAGACGGTGACGTAGCATGAACGGTTCGCGCCGTTACCGTCACCGCGGTGCACGCAATCGCCGCAGATGGAAGCATCGGCGCCCGTCTTGACCGCGTCGACGGGCGACATATCGTCCCGCAAAATCCAAGTCTGAATGAGCCCCCCGCCCGTCTTTTCGTTGCGCGACTTGCGCCCCGCGATGCCGGTAGCGATTGCCACGATGGGCGCGCCATCGATCATTGAAGGGCCGCGATAGAAGATAAATCCGTTCATGTGTTTAACCCCTAGGTGGATAGATCAAAGCGAGAAATAGATGATTTGGGTGACGGTGACGGCAGCGAGGCCGGCAAGCGCGATTAGCAGCTCAGTCACTGCCAAGCGCCTTCAGCAGCAGCGCGGGACCAATCTTCCCACCCGGCTTGCGCATCGCTGATGCCGAGCGCTTGCATGATCGCGCGGAGCGCCAGATCGAAGCCGCGCGGGCTGTTTCGGAAGGCCTTGACGTGTGCATCTTGCTGCATTTGCGTGTTCCCGAGTGTCTCCGGCGAAGCGCCGTTGAATGGGTTTAAATCATATCCACCTGCGGATAACAATCCCCATGTGCGAAAAATCTTAGGCCGGTCACGTCAAACCGCTGCTAAGCAACTGAGCGGACTCACAAATAAAAAAGTTGTCCCACCCCCTTTTGGCCTGGCCGCAGGGTCTGCTAGGCCTTCCGATCAACCGGAAATGCACAATGGCAATGACGAAAGAGCAACTAGCTGGCACCATCGCGGCGCTTGTGACAATCACGGCAGGCATCGCGCTAGGCGGCGGCGCGTGGATCAACGCTGGCAACCGAGCAACACCCAGCGGTGCACCTCCGCTCACCTCAAGTGCACCTAGCGTGCGACCGCAAGCGCTCACCGTGCGCAACATGGCGTGTGAAGGTGTGAGCCATCCCCTGCCCGATGACGCCGCGATCGTTGGTCGACAACAGCGCAGCAATCCCGACTATCGTGCAGCTTCAATCCGCATCTTGTGTGCGTTGGAAGGCGGATGACATGGCACCCGACGTCGCGCTGATGTTGACCGCTAGGCTAATCGACGTCGCACCTCGGTGCACCGTAGAGCAACGCTTGGTGCTCCTCCGTGGCATTGCCGCGCTGGCATCGCTTGTAGACACTCCCGATGCACCTAGCGCTGGCTCTCCGGCCAGCAGCGTGCAACTCAACGTGCCATCAACGTGCCCCGAGCGTGCGACCGACGAAAACACTTAGACACCCGCACACTCGCGCTCGCAGCTTTAAGCGCGCGCCGATGCACCGAAGTGGCCCGCTAGTGCCCTTCATTGCATCTCTTATCCACTTTCGTGCTCAATGTTTTCAATGGGTTAGTGTTACTTGTGGCACGCCACACGCGGTATTAGGCGGGTGCACGCGCGGCTGGGCGCGGGAAATGGCACGCGCGAGGCCGGGCACGGGGGGAAGATTTTCGCTGCCGTCTATCGATCACCACTCAGATTTTTCGTAGGTTTTATCCGAGGGTGTGGACGAGCACGAAGGCACTCCAGAAAACAAGGCAGGACCCTAAGTGCACTCTAAGTGCAACCTAGGTGTGCTTGACAAGGCTGGGGTGAGGCGTGAGCCGAACCCCAGCGGGCCGCACCATAAACACGGCAGTGCCCAGAAACCGCACCAGTGACTCTCATATACATCATCGGGGGCATCCTAGAGGGCGGGGTAATTCAAAACCCTACAGAACAAGGGGTCTGCGGGCCTATGCCTCTAGAAGACTCAGGGAAGCCCGCCTGTGCGCTTCCCGTCCACCTAAGGGTTTGTACCCGGTAGAGGTTTAAACGCACAGGCGGTCAGGATTTCAAAGGCAACCAGCCTTCCCGTCCCTTCCCTCAGGTCACTCAGTGGAAGCCAGTGTTGACCCAAGTTCCACCTGAGTTCCCGTTCCAGCCCAGCACCTGCTCTGCGAACTTGGCGAGTTCCTCGTCGAGGAGCTTCTCCTTGTGCTCGGCAGCGGCCTGCTCGGTGTCCCGGCTCATGTGCTCGATCCAGTAGGCGCAGCCGATCGCGAGGACGTCAGCCCGGTCGTCGTGCTTCAGGGCGCCCTTCTCGCGCGTGAGGCGGGTGAGCTGGTAGATCAGGCCGCGCTTGGCGTCCTGTTCGGTTCCCCTGTAGTCGTCCTCGATCACCTTCCGGTCCACGATGAGGCGATGCTGGTTCATCAGCGGTTCCAGAGTGTCGCAGATGCGGCGCTCCTTCTGCACGCTGTGCTTGACCTCCTCGCACGTCACCGGGTGGATGCGGGCGACCACGGGCTTGAACAGCTCGGTGAACATGCCGTCACCGAAGTTGGCCTCGATCACCACATGGTTCACCGCGTGGGTCTTGGCGATCACTGCGAGGGCCTTCAGCGTCTCTTCGGCGTAGCCCTTGGCGAAGCCACCGCAGGCCACGAGGTAGAGGTTGCCGTGGAGTATCTTGAGCACGCAGTAGGTCGTCTCGTCCGCGCCGCGGCCACTGGGGTCGATCGCGAGGAGCGAGCCGGTGTACTCGGCCATGTCCTGTGCGACCCACAGAGGGCTGTGGTAGCGGTCTCCGACCAGCGCGGTGTTCGGGAGGTCGTTGATCAGGTTCTCGGTGCTGTTGCCCCAGACGAGCTTGGCGGGGGCCATGCGGGGGTCGAGGGATGCAACGATCAGATCGCGGACGCGCAGCGGGTAGCGGTCGGCGTCTGACAGCGTGGTGTCCAGCATGAACTGGAGAGCGAAGCCAGATCGGCCGTACTCGCCCTCGCGTTCGAGGAGGTCGAGGTCGTTGAAGCGCGGTGACACGTGTTCGCCTGGCTTGGCACCGTGGGCGATCTTGTCGAGGATGAACGGCGCGAGTCGTCCCTTGTACTTGTCGATGTCCTTGGGGATGCGCGCCGGCCAGATGCGGATTTCGTAGCCGCGATCGGGGAGCGTGTTGTAGATCGACATCTCCGACTGCGGAGTGCCGAGGTAGGTGATGTAGCCGGTCTCGGGCTTGGCGACCGCGGCGAACTCCTTGATCGCTTCCAGCAGGAAGTCTCGGCCGTTCTGGGTCGCGGAGTTGTTCAAGCTCTCGATGTCGTCGGCGATGATCTCGTCAGCGCGGGAGCCCGTGAGCTGGCCGGTGATGCCCACCGATTTGACGCTCGGGTCCTTTGAGGTGCGCGCCGGTCCCACATCGAACATGATGAGACTGTCGCGTTGCCCCTTGCCAGCCTTGAGGTGCTGGAGGATTGGCATCTCGTCGATGAGACGCTTGACGAACTGAGACAGAGCATCGGCGTACGGCTTCGAGGCCGACACCACCATGATCTTCCAGTCCGGGTTTCGGAGAAGCCGCCAGCAAACGAAGGCGCCGTATATCCACGACTTGCCCACGCCCCGGAAGGCCATGATCATCTTCTTCTTCGGGCCGTGCTGGAGGTAGTACGCGATGTCGTACTGCTCGGGCGTCGGGTCAGGCAGACCGAGGTGCTGCCATGCGAGGAAGAGGAAGTTGCGGAAGTCGGCCTTGACCGGGTCAACACTGTCCGCCTGGGTGAGCGATGTGCTCCCCAGCAAATCTTGCTTCATGCTTTCCTTTGGTGAAACGAGAGAGGCCCCAAGTGTGAACTCAGGGCCTCTTCAGTGTTACATAGCGAACCGCTTGTTCACCTGCATCGTGCGGAAGCGAACGGTGGCAGTACCGGCCGCGGACGCGATGGCGTAGAGACGCAAGGTCAGGAACGCGCCAGCGCCCTTCGCGAGCACCTTGTAGGAAGGCGTCTTGAAGAAGAACGTGCCGCCGTCCGTGCCGATCGCGCCGTTATCGAGCGGCTTGAGGTCGGTGATGGAGTTGGTCACCGAGCCGTCGTTGTGCTGGAGGTCCATCTGAACGCCAGCGAGTTTGCTGCCGGGGTCGATGACGAAGCTGCCAACACCTTCGATGATGTCGCCGACATTCCAGTTGGCCGGGAGCGGGTCCTGACGCAGGCGCGTGACATCACCGGCGGCACTGAAGGTGCTCGCCATGATGCACTCCATGCCCGGAGAACCGTCAGCAGGCGTGCCCGTCGAGACGACGACCGTCTGCGTTCCGCTGCCGCCAGAGCGATCTGCGGTCCAGTTTGCAGGCACGTTGCCGGAGGCTCCAGCGCTTGCGGTGCCGCCAGTGGTCGTCATGAACAGCGGGTTGAGCAGCAGTCGGTTGGTGGTGATCGAGGTGATCTCGTTCACGTTCGACGGCAGATACGGCAGCTCGGGGAAGTTCGCCGCGAGGAAGGTGCCGAAGGCCTTGCCGACCATGTAGGCGCCAAGGTTGCTCATGTGGGTGCCGCTGCCGACAGCCTCGGCCGCATAGCCAGCCTTGAAGCGCAGCGTCGATGCCGACGAAGCAGCCGGATCAACCATCTGTGCCCAGAGATCGAACAGAAGAACACCGGGGGTGACTTCCGCGAACTCTCGGAGCATCTGGTTGAGGTTGAGGACCGCAGCGATCTGGGCCGTACCGAAGACTTCGGCACCCGGCTCCAGCATGACCATGATCTTCTTGAACCCAGCGCGCAGCATTCGAAGCACGGCGAACTGGATGTTCTGGAAGCAGATCGAAGCCACGTTAGCGGTGGTTACCGCAACGCCCTGATTGGGACCGATGGTGTTGACGGTGGTGTAGCCAACGCCAGCGAAGTTAATGTCGTTGACGCCTATTTGGATGAAGCCAGCGCCGGCACCGGAAGCGAGCAGCGCAGGTAGGCGAGCCAGCATTTGGTCCGAGCGATCGCCGGAGAGACCGCCGTTGTAGATCACCTTCAGCCGGTGACCAGATCGTGCCTGTCCCCAAGTGAAGTGGGTGTAGCCGCTGAAGCCGAAGTTGTTGCTGAGGCTGTAGTAGAACCGCGCGGCTCGGCTATCGCCCAAGCTGCCTAGCGATCGGTCTGAAGTGAAACCGACGCGGGACTTAGCGAGCCAAGTGGCGTTGTTCAGCGAGTTGTCGAGGCAGAGATATTCGATGCCGGTGGACGTATCAGTCCACTCATAGCCCGCCGAGAAGCCCTTAGAGCAGTCAGCGAACACGTCGGGCGGCGCGGGGAACACAGGTCCCTGCACCGCAGTATAAGGAAGGTACATTCAATAGTCCTAGTGAGGGAGTGTGTTCTCGTCGGAGTGCGCGGGGAACGGCAGCACCGTCTCCTTCAGCTTCTCCGTTTCCTTGTGCGTGCCCTTCGCGGGAGCGATGCCCTGATCGCGAAGCATGGCGCGTGCGACAGCGAGGTCGGCAGCGGTCGCCTCTCCGTCCTTGATCTTCTTGAGCAGCGCGTTGATCGTTGCGTCGTAAAGATCGCCGAGCAGATCGTCGGTCGTCTTCATCAGAGTTCTTTCTTCCAGTAGAGAGCGTGCGGAAGACTCCACGGCTGCTTCGGGTCATACAGCACGTAGCCGCGCCGGATGAGCGAGTTGGCCGATGGAGTGTTCTCGGTCGTGTCGGTGATTGTGTGAGTCCACCCGAGCCTGCGCGCGTGCGCTTCTCGGACGGCGATCAGTCGTTGCTGGAGGCCTTTGCCTCGGTGCTCTTCGAGAACACCTACGCGATACAGGTAGCCGGTGTTTGCCCAGCGATGGGAGGCGAGCATCCCGCAGAAGGCGGCCGGCGACTTACCGCAATAGGTAAGCCACCAGTAGCCTGCGTCGGGATTGATCTGCGGAGCTGTGTCACCGAAGCATCGGTCGTGCAGCTCGCGCAGTGTCTCAGCAATGTCTTCGTCTGTCCCATCGACCCTGCGGGTGCGATAGGTAGACTTCATCCACCAAGCCCCGCAGCGTGAGCGACTGCGACGATCTTGGTGAAGTCGACCTTCGCGAGGATGAAGGACGCGGCGGCTGCGGCGCCCGAGAAGTAAAGCAGCTTGTTCTCAACGCTACGCACGCGGGGCTCTAGGGCAGCGTGCCGTTCGTCGGATGCCTTGATGTGGGCGAGGATGAGATCGAGCTTACCCTCGACCGAGCCGAGGTCCCTTTCGAGACCCCGGACGTCAGTCTGCGTTTCCATTATGCAGCCTTGAAGTTGAAGCTGAAGCTGACGCGGTTGCCCGTCGAGACGCCGGCGCGGTTCGTAATCACACCAGTGCTCTGCAACATGAGGGCCTGCGAGAGGTCCGTCGTCATGTTGTAGGCCATGACGAGCAACTGAGACGCGGGTCTGAAGCCGACAGGCAGCGTCGCGAACGTAGTGGCACCGGAGATGGTCCCGGTATCCATGACGCCTTCGACGTGGACGAGGCCTTCCTTGGTCTTCATGTACGTGCACGGAGTGTTGCTCGCCGCGTCAACGAAGCCCGAAGACTTGGGCAGCGTGTACGCAACGCCAGCCACGCCAGTGCCCGTCCAGACCATCTTGTTGGTCGCGCCGAACACAACGTTGCCACCGACGTAACCATCGTTCGCGTTGAGTGCACTCCAGACACCGTAGGTCAGCGCGTAGCTTCCCTGAGTGCTGATGGAGTTGCCCTCGACGATGACGGTGTCCATCGTGCCGCCGAGGTTCGACGACTCAAGCCAGATACCGGTGCGCTGATTGCCACCTACCGTGCCGCCGTAGCCGACCCACGACATCTCGTTGTGCGTGATCTCGTACACGCCACCAAGCTCGCTGACGCAGTAGATGCCGCGACCGGGGAAGCCGTACAAGATGTTGTTGCTGATCTTCACACCAGCAGCGCACTGAAGAGAGATACAGTCCGTGGTCCTCGTCGTGTCACTGATGTCGAGGTTCTCAGCGGTGTTGCCAGTGATCTTGATGTTCCGAAGGACGGAGTTGAAGATCACCTGACCGATGCCGTTCACGAAGTACGGACCACCCGGAGAACCGACGAGGTAGCTCAAGTTGTTGTCGACGATGCTGATGCCAATCAACTTCGACGTGGTGGCGATTGTCCACAGCGTGAAGCCGACAGAGCAGTCCTGAATGACGTTGCCGATGAACAGGACGTTCTGAGTAACCTGATTGGCGATAGCGCAGATGTTGGCCGTGTTGAAGTAACCGGAAACACTGTTGCCGCTAACGAGGATGTTCTGACCGTAGACCTCCCACGGGCATCCGTTGACGGAAGCGCCGAGGCGGAACGTGCAGTTGAGCACACGCAATCCGTCGCAGTACGAATAGATCGACGAGTAGTCCAGCGACGCCGTGTTGAGGCGGTTGCCTTCATTCTCGAACAGACACTTCGTGATAACGACGTTGGAGATCGTGAGCGGAGCGGCCTGAAGCGGCGTACCCAGGCAGATGGTGTTGGAGCCGGTATTGCGCAGGAAGCGCGCACCATCGAACGTGATGTTGGAACCAGCGTAGATGCTGATGACCGAGTTCCACGACCAGATGGACTGACTGGCGCAATTGTTCGGGCCGTTGTAGTCGAACTGGATGCCGCAACGGACGTTGTTGAGTGAGCCGGCCGTGTTGCCGAGCATCTCAACGAAGCGCTTGTTGGCACAGATCGTGACGGGAGACGCGATCGTTCCGCAGGGCTGGTCAACCTGAAAGGTCGCGCCGACTGCGAGACCGGAGCCGGTGAGCTGGCTGCTGATCTGCAACGCTACCGGGATGCCGGTGCCGTTGAGGAAGATTTGACCAGTGACCGAGCCGGGCGTGATGACAGACGCAATCGTCATCGTCGTCCCAGAGAACGTCGCGGTGAACTTGGCAGCCAACACGTTGGTGTTGTCGGCGAGCTTCAAGCCTCCGGGGCCTTCGAGCGAGACGCCGTCCTTCCATTCGAGCAGGTAAATCTTGCCAGTCTGAACGGCGCCGCCGATGACGTAATTCTTGGTGTCGAACCAGAGCGTGCCCGTGCCCATCGCAGCAACGAGGTTGATTGCGAGCTGCACAGCGGCGACATCGTTCGTGCTACCATCGCCAAGCGCGCCGAACTTGCGCGGCGTCGGGGCCGGCTCGTTCATCAGCCACCACGCACCGTCAGCCGACTGGAACGCAGCGGGCTCGGCGATGCCGGGGTTCGAGGCGACCTTCTGGTACGCCGAACCGCTGTTCGGTCGACCCAGCGCGTAGCTCTTGGTGCGCAGGAAGTTGGCCGTCGAGGGGATGGTGGCGGCCTTAGCCAGCGCGTAGGTGTCGTACTCTCCCAGCGCCCCAGCGGAGGCGGCCGCAGCTACTGCCGCGTCGCGCGCAGCGATGGCAGCGTCCCGAGCAGCGATTGCAGCATCACGAGCGGCGTCCGCGTCAGTGAGGGCGGCAACGACAGCCGAGGCATTCGCAGCAGCATCCGCAGCGGACGCACTGGCGGCAGCAGCCGAAGCCGCAGCAGCGATGACGCCGCCAGCGGTGGTGCTGAGCAACCACGACTTGGTGACCGCGTCTTGCGGATTGATCGGGTCAGCCAGATTGATGATGCGGCTGTTACGTGCATCGAATGCGTTCTGTCCGCCCGGAATGAAAAGAGCGTCCTGCGTCGTGTCGAACGCTTCCTGCGAGAGATACAGGAGCTGGTTCGTCAGAGTGTCGAGGTCGGTCGAGGTGAGCGTCGAGGCGTCCTCGAAGTCGACTAGGGCGCCTGACTTCGCCGTTGATCGACGGATGTCAACCAGTGCACCGCTGGCCGGAGCGGTCGTGATCTGGATGAGGCTTTCGTTGAGCCACGTAAAGGGCGCGGCAACGCCATTGACGGTGACGGACACATCCGCCGCGGCGATGTACTGGAACGTGACCGAGAAGTTCTTGGTCGTCCCGTCGCCGGTATACTTCACATAAGAGAGAGCCATTGCCTGTCCTGAAAAGGGAAAGGCCCCGCTCAGTTAAGAGCGAGGCCCATTGGGTCGTGATGCGAGTGGAGCGATCAGCGCGGTTTGCGCGTCTCCTTCTCGGGGAGGTTGGAGATGAAGCTGTTGTAGGTCCACATCGCCGGGAGGAAGTTCTGGAACGGGAGCACGTTGATCAGTCGACGAGCGTCGGGCTGCGTGAACGGACTTCCCTGCGTAGCGGTCTCAGCAACACCGCCGATACCCTTCGTGACCTTGTCGAGAAGGTCAGTGGACGGAGCGTTGAAGAACGAAGCAGTCGTGCCGGAGGCGCGCGTGTCGAACATAGGGTCATAGCCCATCAGCGTGCGACCGAAGTCGATGCCGTTGGGAAACCACGAGGTCCAACCAGAGCGCTGGAACGTCGCCTCTGCGATCTTCTTGGTCGACAGCCGGTCATCCAGAAACTTCTGCTGGTCCGAGCGTCCGATCGATTGCAGATAGGTCTGACCGATGTAGACGCCAGCGCCGAGCGCGGATGATGCCGAGAGAGAGACGAAGGTCTCCCAGTCACGCATGTGGAAGTTATAGAGGAACTGCTTCGTCCAAGCGCCCATCATGAACGCCCTGAACTGGAAGATCATCTTGCCGAAGTCGCTGCTGAAGAACATGTTGGTTTGACCCAAGTCGTTCTCCTGCACGAGCCGGCGAGACATTCTCCAGAGCGCGTTCTCGAAGGCGTTGCGCACCTCGGGCTTCCACGCATCCATGTTGAGGTCTTTGATCTTCCCAACACGGACGTCGCTGTCGACGTACTGCACCGTCGTGCGCAGAGCTTCCTGCACCTTCGCGGACATCTCGTCAGTCAGGCCCATAGCCCGCAGTCGCTTCAGGTTGGCCGAGGTTGCACCCGACGCCTCGTTGATGAGACGTGAGAGCGAAGCCTTGGCGGCCCAGCGCTGGAGGTAGGTGTTGACGGGTGCCATGAAGGACATGACGTTGACTGCACGCTTGCCCTTCTCAAGGACACCTTCGGCCTTGTCGAGGAGCGAGCCGCTCGATGACGTGAGGATGTTCTCGCCGTGATCGTCGAAGCGATTGCCGGCGAAGCTGCGCATCCAGTCGGTGCCACCTTGCGTGATGTACTCCAACTCTCGCGCCAGCTCGTCGTTGACCTGACCTGTCTTCGCGTTTCGCCAGAGCGAACGGAGAGACGGCATGCCTTCGATGGCAGCACGGAAGCCCGCCTGACCCACGAGCATGCCAGCGTCAGCGATCTGTGCGAAGCCAACTTGGTTCATCACTCGGATGAAGTTGTAGTCGCGCAGCAGACGAAGCATCTGGTTCGAGGGCTTACCCTGACCGGTGATGGTGTCGTAGATGAAGTTGAGACGCGTGAGGTCCTTGTCGCGTGCCTTCACGTCGTGGCCGATCTCGTCAGAGACCGAGGCCACCTGCTTCATCAGGGTGTCCCATTCAGAGCGCTTGGTCACGCCATCGACGAGATACTGAGGACCGCTCTCGGGATTGATCTTCCACGTCGGGTTCTCGATGCGGAGACGTGCCATTGCGAGCTGGCCCGACATCTGCCGATTGTACATCGCGAATAGCTTCGCACTGTCGTTCTCGAACATGTCAGCCAGGCGGACCTCGTGCACTGCGCCGTCTTGGTCCTTCATCGTCCCACGGAAGTTCTCATCCATGAGCGTTCGGTGCTTCGTACGGGCCACGCCGCCCTCACCCGGCTCCTTCTGGAAGCGTGCAATGAACGCGGTGGCTTCGTCGCTGGACATGTTGGTGGAGTCGATCAGCGCACTACGCAAGCCGTCCACGTCCTCGCCGAAGAGAGCGCGTCCACCATTCAGCTCCTGACCTGCCTGCACATCGCGGATGCGCTTGTACCAGCCCCGACCAATGCGACCGGCGAGTTCGTGGTCGATGTCGGGGTTGAGGCCGCGCACCGCGTTAGCGATGAACTCGCCGATCTGGCGGTCACCGAAGCGCTCCGTCATGTCCTGAAACTTCTCCCTGCTGATGATACGCGGGACGTAGTTCGGGTTCTGGGGAACGTCGGGGTCGAGCACGGGCCGGCGAGTGGTGCCGTCGAGCTTACCGGGGTTGGTGAGCAGATCGTGGTAGTCAGCGTAGAGCTTGCTCGTCGCCTCGGCCTGCGCCTTGACGGACGGATGAAACTCCGCGTTGGGGTCGACGTTGCGCATCGCGTCCGTGACGCTCTGCCTGAACTCGCCCTCACGCGCCTGTCGCTGTGCCCAGTTGAGCCCGAGGTCATCGGCCCACGCCTTGAAGTTGGCGGTGGTGGCCTGCATGAACCGCGTCTCGAAGCCGAGCTGCGTCTTGCGCTGCGTCTCAGATGCAGCAAAGGGGGTCTCAAGGTTCTTCGCGCGGCCCACGGTGTCCTCAACGAGGTTAGCACCGAGGAGTCGCGTGGCGGTGTTGTCGGACGTGCCGAGCTGTGCCGCGAAGTCATACCGGGCGCTGCCGAAGACGGACTTAGGTGCGATGTCGTCGACCTTGGGGCCGAGCCAATCGTACGTGTCCGTGCGGACGGCCATACGCGGGGACGCCTGTGCGGCGCCGGCAGAAGACTCGCCACGGATGGCCTGCGCCTCGATGTCCTGCATCAGGCTCTTGCCGATGCGGCCACCCTGCTCTGCCAGATCGGCAGCGGCTGGATTGCGTGCCAGTGCACCGAAGGCCGAGCCTAGCATCATGCCACCAGCGCCTGCGTAGAGCAGATCGGTGGCGTGTGCGGTCGGGCGATTGAGCACCGAGGGTGTCTGTTGGGCGACGCCGGCAATGCCACCTTCCACCGCGTGAGCGAGGACGGTAGCGATGCGGCCACCCTTGATGACACCGCCGACCGGAGCAGCGAGAGCAGCAGCGGCCCAGCCAGCCGGGTCGACTACGGCGCCCATGAGCTTCAGCGCGGAGCCGCCGAGGCCCAGCCTGTCCATGTTGCGTTCGTACTCGATGTCCTTGTCCATCTCGCGGCGCAGATAGCGCGCGTGGTCCTCGGAGTGAGCACGATCGAAGTAGCCCCAGTTCTCTTGGGGGATGTCTTTCGTGATCTCCTTGTAGAACTCAGGGGACCACTTGAAGTTCGGGTCAGGCACGTACCGGTCGTCGCCGTGAAAGGCCCACTTAAGTGCACTCTCGTTGGTGACGGCCGACATGGTCGCGCTTGCGATAGAGGGGGCGTCTGCCGCTTCCTTCGTCTCAGTGGCGCGCACTTCTTGGCGCGTGAAGGGCTCGGGAGGACGCTCGGTCTCCGAAGAGAGTTGTGCGCCTTCAACAGGCGGCACCTGATCGATGACCGGAGTGGCCGGCTTGGGGGCCGAGGTGTTGCCATCAGCGTAGGGACTTACGCCGCGGCTGACACGATCGGACCAAGCACGGAGCTGGCCCGCCGTCTTGTACTTGCCGAAGACAGACGGGTTAGCTGCGAGAGATGAAGGAGAGACAAGGTTCTGGACGGGCGTGTCGTCGGAGGCCTTAACGACGCGCGGGGCGTCTCCAGTCCCGAGGAAGTGTGCGAGGTAGGCCTCGCCACCGGTAACGCGCCGACCGAGCGCGCCCTCCATGATGTCCATGTTCTCTTTGGTGAACCGAGGGATGCCCCGAGCCTGTTGGTTCGGGTCATAGCGGTTCGTGAGAGCGAGGTCGGGGTTGCGCTTCGACAGCCCCTCCCACGTTCCCTTGATGAACTGAAACGGGCCGGAGGCGCTAGTCGTATCGTTGCCGATGTTGCGGAAGCCGGACTCTTGGCCGCCAACGGCGCGCAAGAACTCCGGGTTAACTCCATCCTTCGCGGACTGCTCTTCGAGCGTGCCCCACCAAGACGGCGTTGCGCCTTCAGCCATGTTTCAATTTCCTTGTTACATTTGCGGGTTCAGGTCCCACGGGAGAACCGTGGCAGGAGGTGGTGCAGCGGGGCGCGGAGGTGCGCTCTTGCGGAAGTCGGCCAGAGCCTTCTCTCGCTTCGCGCGGTCAGCCTTGCCGATGCCGGCAGCACCGTTGTTGAGGACGTATTCCTCCTTGTCGAAGTAGTCGTACTGCTTGATCAGGTCGCGAGTACGTGCGTCGTTGGCTCCACTGAGAGCAGCAGCGCGTGCCGTCTCTTCGCGAGCCTTCGCAGCGTCCATCAGCTTCGGAAGATTGAAGATGCCTTCAGGGCCATCCACCATCATGCCAGGCGAACGCTTGTGCACGATGCGCCACTCACCGGCCGCGTTGCCGATAGGCTGCACGGTGAGGTCCGCAGCAGTGACACCCTCTTCGGTGCCGTGCTTCGCCACGTAGTCGTCGATGAAGCCCTTCGCCATCTGGGGGAACGACGCGGGGATTGCGCGGTCTCCAGTCTTGACGAGGTAGTCGTTGACGTTGACGTAGTTGGCCTGCACGCGCTTGACGGCTTCTTCAACGGCAGTCTTCGGGTTGGCGCCGAGCTTCGAGAAGTACTTCGCAGACTGCTCGATCTGGGGAGCGATCTCGCCCGCGTTCATCGGAGCACCGTTCATGAACATTCCCGGCACAGTCCTGTTGACCGCGTTGGAGATGTCGTCGAACTTCTGCTTCCAGTAAGGGCTGTCGTACTTCGTCGGGTCCTTGTTGACTTCGAGCGCGTTGACGACAGCGGTCTTCTTGTCGAAGCCGCCAGACTGCATGCCGAAGCGCACGGCCTCGTAGAAGTTCATGCCGGCGTCGTCGAGATGCTTGCCGAGCAACTGAGGTGCCTGTGCGTACATCTGAGAGTACAGGTCGATGCTCTTGTCGAGACTGTCGGGCAGCTTGTTGCCAGACACGGTCGCTGGCGTTGCCGAGAGGTAGCCACGCTTGAGCAAGTCGGTGAACTGAGGGTTCTCCTCGCCCTGCCGGCTGAACCAATCGATCTGCTGCGTCACCGGACGAGGTGTGCGGAGATACTGGTCGACAACTTCCTCGCGCTGGTCCTTCGCGGACAGCGTCTTCGGCTTGCCTTCAGGTCCCATCACCTCGCGGTCCTTCACGGCCCACAGGCTGCCGTTGGAGGCAAGCGCCGCGTTGTTCGTGAGGATTTCCTGATGCTGTGCAGCGATCAGGGCTTGGGTGCGCTGCTTCTCTTCGAGAGTGGCAACTTCCTTGCGACGCTGTTCGAGAGCGGTGTCGCTCATGTGCTTCAGACCGACGACCTGTGCATCCGTGAAGCGGCCGGGAGTTTCAGCGTGCTCACGCTTGAGCTGCTCGTACTCCTCGGGACCAATCTCACCGGTCTGCGCTAGGCCATACCAGTTGTTGAAGCTGTCGAAGCCGGTCTGCTTGTTGTGCTGACGCAGCTCCTTGTCTGACGCATCGAGCAACTGAACGGCCTTAGAGGCGTACAGGCGGTTGTCCGCCAGCTTGCCGAGGTTCTTCCCATCGGGAGCAATTCGCTCATCGTTGAGCAGCTTGTCCACGATCTCCTTCTGGAGCTGCGGGTTGCTCGACGTGCTGATGCCCTTGGTGAGGGTCTCGGCCATGCGATAGACTTCAGCATCCTGCTCAGCGTACGGGACGTTGAGGAGCTGCTTGTTGCCGGCATAGGTCGAGCGGATGTTCGCGACGATCTGGTCAGCCGACTGCCCCTTTGAGATGCCGTCGCCGATGATCGCGGTGCCGATCTCATAGATGCCCTGACGGACATTGTTGTTGACCGTCTGTGCCTGATAGCCGGCCTGATCGTTGCGCAGCCGGGCAGCAGCAGGCGCGAACACGCCATTGAAGCCAGACGAGAAGTGCTTGTCGTTGCCGTACTGTTCGAGCACGGGCTTGGCCGTACCGGCGATCAACTGCTCGACGTTGCCGCCGTCCTTGTTGAAGCCATTCGAGTACTGGTCAGCAAGCTCCTGCGCCTTCTTGAGCGCAACCCGCTGGCCGAACTGCTTCATGAAAGCAGCCTTGAACCACGGGTTCTGAAGCTCTGGGATGGAGCCTTCCTGCACGCCCTTCTGAGCTTCCTCGAAGGTCATGCCGCCGATCTTGTTCTCTGCCGCGGCCTCCTGCTGCGCCTTCATGTCGTCCGCCTGGGTGGAGGCGAAGTTGTTGAGGGCGGGGTTCAGCCGGCCGAGCGCGCTGACGATCTGATCGAGGCCAGCGCCAGCTTGACGCGTGTTGTCCTCGGGGCGCGAGTAGATGCTGACCGGGGCGGCCTGCGGCTGGAGATCGGGAGGCGGTCGATTGGGTGCGGTCTGAGCGCGGCCCTCGGCGCGCGTCACGTCACCGCTACCGGTCGACAGTTCGCGCGTTAGTCCTGCAACGGTTGCCATGTTACTTCGTCATCTTCTTGTAGCCGGTAGCGGACGAGAGGCCCGCACTCGCGATGTCGAGGCCGAGGCCGAACAGGCTGGGCTGCACGCCGTGCTGCACCGAGTTGATGCGGTCGGTCTCTCGGGCGAAGATGCCTTGGTCCGAAGCGGCAAGCTGAGCCTGCGTCATGTCCAAGTTGGACTTGATGTTGTCGTTGGTTCGACCACCTGCGCCGTAGACATCGCGCACGAGGCTCTCAACGGACAGGCCAGTGACACCTGCGTCGCCAGCAGCGGTCTCTACCGTCGCGGCCTTGGCCTTGGTGTCCAGCATGTTCTGGAAGCTCTTCTCGCCGGCAGCGTCGGTCTCCTGCTGCTTGCGGAGTGCGTTCTGATTGTACTCGAACGCAGCGGAGCGCTCTGCATTCGCCGCGTTGGCGTTGTATAGGCTCTCCTGCGCGGAGGCCTTCTGCGACGACGAGACGTAGTTGCCGACAGCCTGCACGCTACCAACCATGAAGCTGGTAACAGCAAGCGTCATTGGGTCACACATGACAACCTCACAAATTCTAAGAAGGGTCGCCGTTCTGGCCCGAGGTGCGGGTGGCGATTGATGAAGACGCACCCGTTCCACTTCAGGAAGCGGACGTGCGCAGCGTTGCGCTCATCGACGACGTTCCAGAGGACCGGGTACATGGTGGAGAATTTCGCGAACTGCTTCCGGCTCTCCCGAAGGAAGCCAGATCGGTTCTGATGGATGCCCTTCGCGCACAGCAGCCAGATGGCGCCGACGCTCGGGTCCGGCGTGGGGATGATGCCCCAGATGCAGATGGGCTTGTCCAGTGCACGCTTGTTGCACAGGACGTTGCACTCTCGCGACAGCTCGATGCCACCGAGGAGAACCTCCAGTGTGGGCTTACCACTGGAGGCTTTCACTTCGGCAGCATCTTCGGGGAGCAGTCGGGTAGCGAGATAGTGTGCGTCTTGGACGGTAGCCTTTCTCGCTACGACCGACATTAGACTCTCCTTGAGCGGATGACGTACATGCCTTCCCAGTCGCAGCTCAGTGCTGAGAACGGGAGGAACTCGTCGCTGGTTAGTTCGATGGTGACGTCGATGTTGCGTGCCATCACAGGTGCGCGGAGGACGCCTTCGATCAGACCGATCTCGCCGATGAGGGCGTTGGCGTTTCCGATCTGTCGACCGGTCATCAGCGTCGTGGACGGGTCTCGCCCGCGGGGCGTCACGACGACCTTGAAGAAGCCGCTCTTGCCGAACGTGAGAGACAGTCGACGGACGTTGACACGCCCCTCGCCTACGGCAGTCTGTCCGCCACCGGCAGCGCTCTCCCTGATCTCGAACTGCGAGAACACGTAGCGAGACTTGATGACGCGACCGAACCTGAAGGCACCGAGGTTGCCAGTTCGTGTCACGTTTACGGTCGAGCCGGTGATCGTGAACGGGAGCTTCTGTCCGATGCGGAAGCTGGCATTGCCGTCCCACGCAACGAGCACATACTCCTCGCCGGCCTGCGGCGTGTAAGGAAGCACGAAGGACGTAAGTCCAGTGCCGCCGTTGTACGTCACCGTGCACTGACCGGCAGTCACGATGCGGTCGAGGTGCACCGACAGTGGCTGAGAGCCCTGCGGGTCGATGTAGCCAGTGGCAACCGTCATCACTTCGAGGTACAGGCCATCAGGTCGGCTGATGATCAGGTGAAGATCGGAGCCGATGAAGTCCGCGTTCAGGACGCTGTCGGTGTCTGCAAACGTCCACGTGTGCCAGGCCGATTGCAGCTTGGTGTCGTTGGCGGTGTAGAACTGATAGATGAACATCTTGTTGGGTGCGTTGTGAGACAACGCGACCATCATGTTCTCAGTGTTAGACGCCGCGAGCTTGAAGACGTTCGCCGGGATGTACTTAGGGACATGCGAGGTGACATCCTGTGCATCCTTGGTCTGCGTGTAGGCGTCGACCGAGAACTCCCGCACGGCGCTGTAGTTGTTGCGCTCCTGCACGAAGTAGACGTACTTGCCGACAGAGACCGGCTTGACCTTCGTCGAGCATTCATACTCGGTGCTCGGCTGGATGCTCGCCGTCTTCGTCGTGAGCACGTCGGTCTTGGCCTGCATGAACTGCGTCTGATCGGAGAACAGGAGCAAGCTCTCATTCCACGCCAGCGAGTGCTTCAGGATGGCGACCTTCGTGTTGGACACAGCGATGTCGATCGGGTCCGTATCCAGAACCTGAATGGCCGAGCCCTTGAAGAAGTTGAAGTACTCTCCAGAGGTCGACAAGATCATGCTCTCGTCAGCCAGAAGGCCCAAACGGTTGCGGTGGAAGAACACGTCGTTGATCGTGTGGCCCACGAAAGACGGCATGGGATTCGACGATGTGAGATCGCCGACGAGACGCTTGTCCCACGTTGCTTCCTTGAAGGTGAACGTACCGTCCGCCTCGCGCACCAGAATGTGTGGCATGGTGGACGGAAGCAGCGCATCGGACTCGCCGGGCTTCGTGCCTTCCTTCCAGACGCCGCCATAGGGCGTGGAAACATCGGACTTGAACTCGACCCAGTAAGACTGGTTGAAGGAGCTTCCCTCGCCCTGTATCTCGGCCTTGAAGCCGCTGTAGCCGTTCGCAGGCAGGTTCGTGAAGCGCTGCGTCGAGCCCTTGATCAACTGCGTCGCCTGATCGCCGTAGCCGTCAGTGACGCTGATCGAGAAGTCTGCGCCGTTGGTGCGCTGAACTCTGATGAGCGAGCCTTGCTGTTGGATGATGTAGTTAGATGCCGCAGCACCCATCACACCCACAAGCCCTTGGCCGAACGTGTCGGCCGCTCCACTGCGCGTCAAGTAGAGCGCGATGAAGTCGGTTGCCACGGAGCCGGGAGTATTCTGCGCGTCACCGGTCGTGAGCGTGGCCTGATAGCCGTCAACGGTGAGAGTGTACTTCTCGTCCGCCAGTGCCTGCTTGATCCACACCAGCGCCTCTTTGGGACGCGATGCGATCACGCTGGCGGGGTCCTTTTGCACGGTGACGGTCTTGTTCAGAATGAACGTGTAGTCAGCCACAGTGAGCCCTACGAAGTCATCCGAGGCATTCCCAGTCGACGTGAGGTAGGACGCCGCGCCGCCCGTGACGTTCACCGTCTGCTGCACGCCGTTGAGGTCGTAGACCTTCAGCGCGCCGCCAGTGATGACCACACGATAGCGCTCGGTGGTATCCCGATTGATCAGGTGGGTGAACGCGTTCGGGCTGGGCGTCGAGCTGACCTTCGCGGAATGCCGGGTGCCGTTGCGCTTGCACAGGCCGTCGACCACGGAGCTATTGCAGTTCTCCTGAAGCTCACACTGCGAAGCCAGGCGGAGCGCATACGGCTGCTGGCTCACGCCGTTGATCAGGTTCGCGATCGTGGTTGAGATGAGGCTCATCGCCAGAGCACCTCACGCACGCCGGGGCTGTTCAGCAGCGCGAAGTCTTGCGTCTCTGCTTCAGCGTTCTGGAGGTTCACCAGAGCGCGTGCTTCGTCCACCTGCTGGAAGCCAGCGAGTTCGGTGGAGCCAACAGTGTTCTGCTGGAAGCGGCGAGCCGCCCGGAGCGTGATGTAGTTGCGCGCGGCCTCGGGGATTTCCTCGAAGTCGAGCAGCATCACCATCTCGACGGTGACGGACTTGGTGAACGTGTAGGTGTGATTGTCTCGATCGTAGAGGCGCTGTCCGCGCTGCACGAGATCGAGGCTCTCGTCACTGCCGACCGTGTCGACCTTCATGACGTTTGCCGCCAGTGAGAGGTTGCCGTCGTTGTCGGGGACGAGCTTGAAATTCTTTTCAGTGTTCCAGTGCCAGCCACTCGCTTGCACTTCACGGTTCACGTTGGCGACCGTGCGGAGCGCAGTGACGGCATCGACGAGACCGCTGTTCTCAACCGAGTTGACCGGTGCTTCGCCGATCGCGAATAGGCACTGGTTCACTGCTTCGAGCGTGGTCGTCGGAGTGAGAGGAAGGGTCATCGGTTCTCCAAAGGACGAAAAAAAGGGCCGCCCCTGTTGAGGAGCGACCCTTGACTATCCGTAGGTGGATAGGATTAGACCGGCGAAAGGCCCTGCACGACTTCGACCGCGCCAGAGGGACGCAGCACGCCGTGGCCGACCGCGAACTTCGCGACCATCAGGGTGCCCTGACGACGGATGTCGTACTGAGCTTCCATGCCCAGATCGAGCAGCTTCACGGTGGCGACAGCCGAGCGGTGGAACACCAGACCAGCGGTCTTGGTGAAGTCACCCGCGTAGCGGTTGCCAGTGCCCGCGGCCACGGAGCCGTTGGCGACGACGGTGGACGGCAGGTTGATCGTCTTCACGATGTCGATGCCGGCGACGCGGAAAATCTTGCCGTCGCTGTAAGCACCGGCGCCACCCCACAGGCTGTTGATCGTGTCCTTCGCCTGAATGAGGGCGTAGTACTGGCCGGGCCGGCACATGAACACGCGGCCGTCGTCGGGCACGCTGTTGTTGTCGAGGATTTCAGCCGCCTTGAACAGCGCGTAGGCGATGTCCAGACCGGTGGCGAGGAAGTCCTTCGACGCGGGACCGCCGAGCGGGCCGTTGTAGATCGAGGAGCCACCCGGCAGACCAGTCACGACGTTCGCAGAGCGAGCGGCGAGAACGGCGGTCTGGAGGATGTGCTTGTCCATCTGCGTCGCGAGGGCGCGGCCGATTTCAGTCGAGTAGACCGAACGGGCGTCGTAGTGCGCCTTGGCCTCGTCGATATTGGCGATGAAGGCGTGCGAGATCAGGAGATCGTCGATGGTGATGACGACTTCTGCGCCGCTCATCTGGAGACCGGTGATCTCGTTGCCGGGCGTGTGGTACTCAGCGCCGATGCGACCGAACGCCGGGAACTGGGCCGACTTGCCGTTCGAGATGGTCTTGACCTGAGTGTACGCCAGAGCGATGTTGTTGACCTCGAAGGCAGTCAGGACTTCGCCTGCGAACACCTTGAGGAAGAGCGCGTCCACATCACCGGAGCCATTGATCTGGCCGGAGCGGACGACGTTTGCGTTTGCCATTGTAGAGAAAACTCTTGTGAGCGTTTTGGGGAAGTGTGGAATTGGCTTCCGCTGTGAACGTGCTCACTCACGCATCAAGGTTGTCCGACGCATCGGGCCAAGTGGTGTGGAGATGTTCTGGCGTGCCAGAGGTCACCGCGTAAGAACGCAGGTGTGACTGAGGGCTTCCCAAAGTAGTGCGAGGGCTTTCACCTCGCGCGCGGTTGCAATCCGCTCTGCCCTAACGGGCTTAGGTCATTTCCAATTCTTCCGCAGACTAGCGTACCAAGCCTGCATACGTTCGCCGCATCGCTTGTTGACGATGAGACGCACGCGATCTTCTTTCCACAGAGCTTCCACCTCGGACACCGTCAGTGCCTTATCGGGCACACCAGTGGCTTCGCGGAAGCAGTGCTGTAGATCGGCCGGCGCATACGGGAGCGCAGCCGGGACTTCCTTATCGGATGGTCCGCACGCGGCGAGCAGCATCCCGGTCAAGGCAAGGACCGTCATTGCGAGGGGTTTCACGAGCGAGACCTTCGAGTTCTTGAATGCGCTTTGCGTCCTTCTCAGCGCGAATGCTGTCGGACTTCGAGACCAACTGGAGTGCACCCAGGCGACGCTGGAGTGTCTCCACCTGCTCATACGCGTCCTGTGCGGAGCGCAGCTTGTAGCCGAGCGTGAAGATGGAGATGACAGCCGCGACAAGAGCGAGCAGCTTCCAGTTCTTCACGGCCCACCAGAATGCAGTGAGAGCCCACATCAGTGACACCTCTTGAATATCCACCAGCCAGTGCAGACCGGAGCGGGCTTCACAGCCAGCGCGGACTTCGGCGAGTGCGTTACGATGCTCTCTTGCTCGACAGGCTTCGAGCCATCGGGCGTGAGACAGATGTTGCGTTCAGCGATGCGACGGCGCTTCAAGCCTTTGATGTGCTTGCCGCTCGCCATGTCGTACGCGAGGAGCGCATTGCAGGCGCCCTTGTGGTCACCAGCGTTGAGCTTGCGGACCATGCTCGACTTACGGAACGCGGCTGAGCCGACGTTGTAGGCGAACGAGGTGTACGCGATCTTCTCGTTGTCGCTGACCTTCACCTTGATGGAAGGTTCGATCTCGCTCCAGTAGCGCGGGAGCTTCTTGGCGAGCATCTCGGCGCACTGAGCTTCGGTGTAGTGGTCACCGAGCTTGACGCCTTCAGTCTCGCCTGCGCAGACCGTGGGGATGTTGTGCGCGAGGCGGTCGGGATAGGCCTTGAGAGCAACGCCCTCGAAGCCAGTCACGAACACGCCGCACACGCTGAGCCACGTTGCGGCCTTCTTGAAGCTAGCCATCGTCACCCACCTCCCGCTGAGCGACGAAGCGTAAGATCATCGCAGCGCCAGTGATGACAGCCATGATGATTGCCGCGAGCGGGTCCGCGCGCTGCTCTGGAGCAACGAGCACATAGGGGAGAGCCGCTTCGGCGACAGAGAAGAGGAACGCGAGCACGGTGGCCCAAAAGGACCACGCGTGGTTCACTACCCAGTGCCAATCGTGCACCAGACCGTACTTCTTCTGTCGCACCTTCGGCACAGAAGTGTCGGTCATAGGTGCACCTTTGGTTTACATGATGTTGGAACGAGCCAACCGATCGCTCACGTCCTTGCGATACGCAGGGTCCGACGCATAGCGCGGGTCCTTCATCGCGGTGGTGAGTTCAGCGGTCGATCGGAACGCGTCACCGGTTGCCTGAGAGCCAGAGCCGCTACGGCCACTGACGAGCTGCGGAGAGCTGCCATTGGCGGACACGAAGCGAGCCTTGAGACCCTCAACGGCCAACTTCATGGACGGGAGGCTCTTCGAGTTCATCGTCGAGTTGTAAGCGGCGATCTCGTCGGCGGACATGTTGTCCTTCGCCCACGCGACCATGTCGGTGTACTGCTCTTCGCTGCCGGCGACAGAGAACACCTCACCGCGCATCTGCGTAGCAAGGGCCTGCTGGCCTGCGATGTAGCCGTCGACCGTGGTCTTGTTGATGCCGCCCTTCGCGAGCTTGTCGTAAGTCGCATCGGACAGCTTGCCGTCCTTGGCGAACTCAGCGTTCACTTCGTCGAAGTTGAGGCCTGCCTGCTCCACCTGCGTCTGCGCTTCGGCGGTCGGGATTTCGGTCCCAGCGGGTTTGGTCTCTGCGGGCTTCGCAGCAGCCGGCGTGGTGCCGAGCTTCTTCTCCAGCTCCGTGTAGGACTTCGCGAAGTCTTCGGCGGTGGCGAACTTCTCGGGCAGCCAGGCGGGACGCTCCGGGGACGCAGGGGCAGCCGCTGCTGGAGCAGCAACGGTAGTGCCGGCGTCCGCCTTCGCAATCATCGCGGCGTCGTGCCCAGCCGGAGCCGGGGTGGTCTCCGTGGACTCAACGGTCCCGGTATTGAGCGCGACAGTCATCAGTGCCTCGTGTGAACGACGACGCCGTGCGGGTCCGTGGTGAACGTCCCCTCTTCGGTCGTCTCAGTCTTCGGTTCAAACGTCGGTGCCACTTCGGTGGCGCCTTCGGTTTCAGCTTCGGTCTTACTGGCCTTGGGCATTAGGTGCCTGTGGTTTGAGTTGATCTCTGACGATGTCCATGCCCTTGGGGCCGAGTTTCGACATCATCTCTTGTGCCTGCGCTGCCTGCTGGCGGGCCTGCACTTCCTCTTCAGTTGCGACCAGTCCATCCATATCGATACCGAGTGCGGTGCCGACGCGGGTGATGTAGTCGCCGACCTTGAGGTACTGAGCGATCGTTTCGGGGCCGAGCGGCGCAAGGCGCTGCAACAGCGTGTCGAGCTTCGTGAGGTCTTGTCCTCGCCCGAGCGCTTCGAGGCCGGTGGTGATGACGGGACGCACGAGGCCACGCGGCAACGCCGGTAGCTTCTTGGTCCTCTCCATCTGCCACAGGATGCGCGTGACGAACGGGAGCTGAAACTCTTGCGACAGGATCGAGTAGACACCGCCGAGGCTGTCTTCCAGCTCAGCAGCAACGTACCTGATCTCTTCCGCAGTCACGCGCTCGCCATTACGCTGCACGCTGGAGTTCAGCAGGAAGGCCATGCTGATGCGCTTCTCAATCGACTCCATCACGCCTTGCGCGACCTTGAAGTCGTTGAACTTGCCCATCTGGAGGACGGTGACATCCTCTGCATTGCCGGCGCGCACCGCGGTGTTGGGCGCGTCCTGAATGACCTTCATGTTCGTGGTGCCGTTCGGCTTCACGAGGAAGAGCACCTTGGCCGCAGCCGCAGAGCCCTCGACGATTGCACGAGAGAGCACTTCGAGCGACTGGAGGTCACCGATGTATTCCTCGACGTAGCCACGACCGTAGTCCTCGCCGTCGATCTTGGACCACCGAAGCGGTATCCAAGGGGACTTGGCGATGGGGTACGTGCCGTACGAACCGGGGATGATGGCGTCGTGGACTTCCTGATGGATTTTCCAGAACTTGCCATCCGGTGATCGCTGCACCCAAGTATAGAGGGCGCACTTGTCGTGAGGGCTCTTGCTCTCGTGACCGTGCGGAAGCAGCGGCCTGATGTGCTCGGGCATCGCTGAGTACGCGAGGTCTTCCTTCGTCAGAAGCTCCAGCACGTTGCCCATCGGGTCACGGCAGACCACATAGCGGTCCAACCGGAAGAGCTTGAGGCCACCTGTGTCGGGCAGATAGACGAGCGCGTTGCCGTCGTTGATGAGATGCTTGATAGCCTCGAACGCGGTGACGCGCATGGCCTGCGTCTCGATCTCCGTCATCGCAGCGCGCTCGATCTTGTTGAGCGCCTTGTCGACTTCAGCACGCATGCCCTGCCGCTGCGTGATCTTCTCCAAAGTGAAGTCGTCGATCTGCAAGCGGAAGAACGGGCTGTTGGGCGGCAAGAGGGCGAGCAGCAAGCGCGAGGCGAGGTTGTTCACGCCACGGGCGCCGATGCCCTGAAACGGAGTGGGGAGCTTGGTTGAGCTTGAGTGACCATCAGGTGGCATCAAGCTGGGAATGGTGAGCACCGCAGCGTCACGAGCGCGCTGTAGGAATACAGTGCGGTTCGTCTCAAGCTGCGAGTAGCGGCTCGCAGCGGACTGTGCCATTGCTGCGTTACGCCTGCGGGATGTTCAAGCCAGCCGAGGCGCCGCCAGTGCGGTCGATGCGGAGGCTGGAGGTGCCCATGCGCTTCGCCTTCGCGACCGGGTTGTCACTGGAGGGAGTGAGGTCGGACTGCGTTGAGGCTGCGCTGGGGTTTGCGATCTGAGCGGGCAGCGGCGCAATAGGCTGCTGAGCGGTCGGCCGATCGATGCCGAACCAATTGTCAAGGACTGCGGCGCACACGGTGGTTACCTTTGAATGACGGTGTCGTTCTGCTCGGTGAACCGCGCGCGCAGCAGCCGCACGACTTCGCAGCGGCCTACCTGTGCCCATAGCTCACGCTCGGGCGTTGCCAGATCGGGGCAGCGGTCGGGGAATAGAAGCTCCAGCGCGGCGAGCAGATCGGCCGGCACCGGGGGAAACTCGTCGGGCATTTCGGTTCCTCAGAGTTTGTTTATCTAGAGGAACGGGCAACCGAAAAAATTAGGCAGGGGTAATCTGCCTAATTCTTTTGTCTTCAAACGCTTGCGCGCACGTACTCGCCGGGGTCCAGATCGAACCGCTTGCACAGCTCGGCCGCGTAGGTAGAGCCGAGCCCAAAGGCGTCCATCACCGCAACCCACCTAGGGTGCAATTGGGAGCGCTGATACTCCCGACTGCGGGCTGACTTAACAGCACGCCGCAGCAGCTCTTCGTCTGAGATTGCGCTAACTGACACCGACCAACTCCGTGAGCACCTCAACGACGAACCGGTGGGACCTTGCGGTGTCCGACCAGCGCGCCGCCTCGGCAAAGTCGTGGCTCTTGAGGTACTTGGTCGCGAGCATCGCTGCCTCGACCTTGTACCTGTTGTGGCGCTTGATGCGCTCCTTGAGGCGCTCAGAGAGCTGCGAAGATGGCACTGAGCTTCTCCATCACGTCAGCTCGGGCCTGCTCCAGAGCGATCTTCTTGTCCAGCATATCGCGGGCCTTCTTCAGGTCTTCGATGCCGTTCTTGCTCTGCCATCGCGAGACATACTTGACCACGCTCGCCTCGGTGAAGCTGAGATTGTTCATCTCGCTGTAGACGAGCGGCTGGATGGGCATGTTCTTGTAGTGGCTGCCGCCGATCTGGACGGTGAGCGGGGACGGCGGTGCGGTGCTGGCCTTCAGCGCCAGCAGCTCAGCGTCATCAGCCACTGGGGCAGCCTGCGCGGTCGGCGCCGGGTTCAACGGGAGGTCCACCGCTTTGCCAACAGCGGACAGGCCGAGCTGGCCGGCAGTGCGATACTGGCTGCAACGATCGGCCGAGCCGCTGCTCTCGCAGGGGAGCACAACGGACTTCTGGCAGAAGGTGCAGGTGGTCGGCTTAAGCGTCATTGGCTTCCTTTCGCCATTTGATGAAGTTGCGGATGTGCATTCCTGCGAACAGGACGTTCGCCGGCAGTAGGCCCCAGAGGCCGTCGTGGAGCATCAGTGCCCACCAAGGGAATTGGCTGACGATGCCGAGCAGCGGGCCGGAGGTCCACTTGTTGCCGTACGCCCACGAGGAGGCGCCAGCGGTGATCGAGGCGGCGATCTGGATTGCCAGGCTAACGGTGATCATTCGCCGGGAACCTCAATGAACGCCTCGGTGACCAGCACCTCGCCTCGGTGCCGATAGATGCGAGCTGCGGCTGCCCGTGCTCGACCGGCGTGCTGGTAGAGCTTCGCAGTCTGTGCGCCGTAGCGCCCGGTCTTCACCGGGTCACCATGACGCAGCAGCACGTAGCCAACCTTCAGCTTGATGGAGGTTGCCAAAGGATTGGCTCCTTGGTTTTGAAGTTGAAGTCGGTGGCGCGCAGGATGCGAGCAACGCGGGCTTGGGTGAGTGCCTCTTCCTCGCCGAGGTTCTTCTTCTCGTAGGCCTTGACGACAGCCGACCAGAGTGAACCTTCAGCTTGATCTAGGATGGCCTCGGCCTTCTTCGGTCCAACGCCGGGCAACCCACTGTAGCCGTCGACCTGATCGCCCATGAGCGTCTGGTACATGTGCCAGCGATCGGCATCGGGCTCGGTGATCTCCACCGGCTCGTCGCCGTACTCACGCACGTACAGGCACGGGATGGTCTTCATGTCCTTGTCGATGGACACGATGATCTTCTCGCCCTTGAGCCCCGGCCACGTCGCGAGGATGCCCATCACGTCGTCGCCTTCCAGCGTCGGCCGGAGGATGGCCTTGTGGCGTTCGAGGAGCCACTGACGCACGGGCTTGAGCACCAGAGGCTTCTTCACGTTGGACCGCTTGCCCTTGTAGGTGGGCAGAACGGCCATTCGCCAGTTGGTGTTCTCGTAGTCCGTGAGACAGATGCGGCACTCGTCTGCTTCGAGCTTCGACATGTAGAGGTCGATCTGTTCTCTGATCGCCTTCTTCACAGCGGTCTCGTCGCAGTGCCACGTCCAGTAGCCCGGCTCCCACTCGACGGCCTTCTCGATCGCGCAGGAGGCCTTGTAGGCGAGCACGTCGCCGTCAATGAGGAGTATGCGAGGCATCACTCCCCTTTCCTATCGATGAGCTTGAAGATGCCGAGGCGGGACTTGAGTGCGTCCCACGCCAGCTCGACGCCCGCGGCGGTGCCGAGGAGCAGCATGATTGCCACGAGGATTTCAGCAGACTTCATCACATGTGCTCCGCTATGAGTGCCTTGAGGTGCTTCAGACCGGCAGCGGTGATCAGCCACTCACGCCCGTAGAGCCCTGCGGCCTGCCGGGTGGTGATCAGCCCATCACTCGCTGCCATCGCGATGTGGTCCGCGTATGCGCGGGAGAAGTCGCTCTTGGTTGAGAACGGCTTCGTCCACGCGCGCTTGAGGACGCTAGTGAGTTTCGGCCCAGTTGCGGCCGACCTTGAACTCCCCGTCGATGGGGACGCGCATTGCGTACTTCTCGCCAGCTTTGCGCATGGCCGACCTGATCGTCTGTCCGACTTCATCAGCGATGTCCTCTCTTGCTTCGTTCTGGAGTTCGTCGTGGATGTGAGCGACGAGCGCCCAGTCCGTTACCCATTCCCATCCACGAGTGGATAGGTCGTCATACGCGATGACCGTCGCGTCCTTCGCGAGCACGGCACCTGCGCCCTGCAACAACGTGTTGAGAGCGGAGTGAGCGGAGCGCACGAACAGCGCGCGACCGTCGAGGCCGATCAGCACCTTCGTCTTCTTGGCCTTCTCGGTGACAGCTTCCTTCAGCTTGTCGAGCGCGGGGGTCTGCTTCAGGAAGCGTGCCTTTAGCATGCCACCTTTCACGATCATCGCGATGACAACCGGCGTGGGCTCTCGGCCGTCCTTGGTGAGACGTTGCACTGCCCTGCCCCAGCGGCTTCGCTGCGTGGTCGGGAAGCGCTCGATCTCCTCCTCGGAGACACCGATGATGGACCCAAGTTTCTCGTCGCCTGCCCCGTAGAGGAAGGCGTAGATGAAGGTCTTCGAGATGTCGCGGCCGGTCTTCTGCTTACCGAACACGTTGTAGAGCGAGTGCGGGTTCAGACCGAGAGCCTTGGCGTTCAGCGAGTGAACGTCGGTCTCGTCCTTCGAGCTACCTTCGACCACAGCCTTGCCGTAAGCACCGCCATCGTACCTCGCCATGTAGTGCGAGAGACAACGCAGCTCGACACCGGAGAGATCGACGCCGACCAGCTTGTAGCCCTTGCGGGCCACGAACAGGCTGCGGCACTCCTCGCCGTACTTCGAGCCAACCTTGGGCACCTGTGCGATGTTCGGGTTGCTGTGAGTGCAGCGACCGGTGATCGCACCGAGCGTGTTGACTGACGCGTGGATTGCTCCGTTGCGCTCCAGCCGCAGCCACGCTTGGTCGCCCTCGGCGATCTGGCCGATGCGCTTCTCAATGAGGAAGTGATCGGCGAGAACCTTGGCCTCGGGATAGTCAAGCTTCGATAGGATGGTCTCGTCGATCTTCGCTTGTCCACCGGGAGTGAACTCGGTGGGCACCCAGCCCTTCTCCTTGAGACGATCGGCGATCATCACGCGGGAGCTGGGATTGAACTCGACGGTGTGCCGCTTGGTGAACGGCTGACCCTTGACGTAGCCGCGGGCCTTGTTGTTGGCCTTCGGGATGAAGACTTCCTCGACGACGCGCGGCGGGAAGGTCTCCTTCAGATCGGCCGCGATGCGCAGGCGCACCTTGACCAGATCGCTGTACAGGCTCTGTGCCGCTGCGGTGTCGAACGCGAAGCCGCGGCGCTCCATCGCTGCAAGGATGGTGGCGAAGCGGTGCTCCAGTTCAAACGCGACGGGGCTGGTCCGAGTTGCTTCGAGCTTCTTCAGCAGAGCGAGCGTAACGCGCCCGTCCTGCTTCATGTAGTCGTGCATCTCGGCGTTCCAGCGCACCCACGCCTCGGGGTCCGACTGGCCGTTCGGCAGATAGCCGTACTGACCTTTCAGGATACCCAGGCGGAAGCCCCACGCTTCGAGCGCGTGCGAGCCGACGTAGAAGCCGGGATACGTGGTGCCGTTCTTCGCGGCGAGCTGGCGTGCACGGTAGTCCGCATCGCGCAACTCTGGGAACACCAGCTTGGTCCAGATGATCGTGTCGGTGATCTTCTGGTCCTTGTAGGGTCGCCATCCGTAAATCTTGTCGAGGACGGGCAGATCGTACTTGATGATGTTGTGGCCGATCAACTCTTCCGACTGAGATAGGACACTCAATGCACGTTCGATTGGCGTGTGCGCAGGCTGGTCCGCATAGTCGGACAGCTCGCTCGTGTCGGCATCCACGATGACAGCGCAGTGGAGCCTGTCGACTTCCGCCAAGAACCCGTTCGCTTCGATGTCGAAGACTGCACGCTTCGGTGCCGGCTCGGAGGGGAGCGTCGGCTTGACGAGTAGCGTGTGACCGGTTGGTTTTTGCATTAAGTGCCCTCTCTCGGAGTAGCTGTGGGTGAATTGAAGCCCCTCCCCGTCACGTTCACGGGGAAGCACCACGTCCATTCGTGGTCAGCGCTGATCAGGCATTGCTGGGGGCGGACGAGAAACTTGTGCGGGGCTTTCACCCGCTGCGGTGTGGCGTGTTCCTCCAATTTTTCAGGAAGGGGCCACACCTCTGCTGGATCAGAGCGTCTCGTCGTCCAGCCGACGCCCGGTGCCTACGCGCAGACAGTCGGGAATATTTGGTTGCCTGAGAAGACGCCGGTGTCAGGTCTCCGGTCTCTAGCTTCCCCACCAAACAGGGCACTGCACTTCTCAGGCTAGAGGATGGGGTAATCGCTCAGCAGTACATCGAGCGAACGTGTGCCTGCTCTTCGGTCTCGCCGGGCAGACGGAAGTCGCGCAGCATCAGCAGATGCTTCAGGGGCGCTGTGGTGGTCAGCACGCCGCGAACGTCGAGCGGATTGGGACCGCGCTTGATGCTGGCCTCGAAGTCCACTGTCGTGACACTGACAGACTCTTCACACGGGTCCGTGGGCCAAGAGGTGACCGACAAACGTCCCATCGCCGCCACGCGCAAGGAACGACCACCGCGCCAGTCAGGCTTCGGGACAGAGCCAAGCAAGCGGTCGCTGTTGCCGAGGTCGTAGACATCAACGCGCTCTTCCTTCGTCTTCGCCGCTTCCTCAAGTCGCTTGTTGAGCACGCTGGCTGACGTGATCTTGTGCTTGTGCAGCACGGGGGCAATCTCAAGTTCAAGGTAAGAGCGCATCATGTTGTATCCTCCAGTGGATAGATCAGGTCACGGGTTTGCCTCGAAGAACGCTCTCGCGAACCCCGGCGGTGTTTGACTTCGGAGCAACGCGCGCTCTGGTGATGGCGACATGAGGTGCATCTTGCTGCCCTCTGTCGGCTCGACAGGCGTGCGGTGCGGTTTCTTGAAGTGCCCCCAGATGCACGTCAGTTTCGTGTAGGGGTCACCGTGGTGGTTCGGGTGGAAGGTGTACTGAGGTGGACCGAGGAAGCGACTGATGCGCCCCACAGGGTTCTCGAACGCCCACCACTCGGGCTTGTGGAAGAGCACGATGCGCGAGCACGCGTCGGCGATCGACAGCGCTTCGAGCAGTGCCTTCTCGCCCTTCGAGGCCCACCAGCGTGCACCGCTTGCTGAGAAGTCGGTGCACGGGAAGCCGGCGAGGATGCCGTGGATGGGCTCCTTGGTGAAGTGCATGAGGCGCACGTCACCGGTCCCACCCTCGCCACCCTTCCAGACTTGCGGGTCGATGATGCGAACATCATAGCCGGCTTCCCTGTAGGGCTTGGACCAACTCCCCGTCCCTCCGCAGAGGTCGAGGATGATCTTCGGCCCTAATGCCGAACTGCGTCTTGGCACTTCTGACAAATGCCGATGCGCGTGAACGCGTTCATGCTCTCGAAGCTGTCGAAGATGAACGCGAGGTGCGTCTCACCATTCCAATCGAACGGTTCGTCGCCTTCGCTGCCGCAGCCGTCACAGCGAACGCCGTGGGGCAGCAGCGCGTACTCTTTGTTGTCGTTTGCCACTAATCCTCCGGTGGATAGGTCAGGTCAAAAGTCGCCCTGCGGTTCGCCTGGCTGAGTGGTGTCATTGAAGCCGAAGGTCTCCTCGGCCTCGAAGAGCACAGAGGTCTGTGCGTTGTAGTCGAGCAGGATGGTCTTGCCCGTGGCGCGGCCGGCGAAGCGGTCCTTCAAAATGCGGAACGTGGTCCGTCTCTCTTCGTCCCCTTCAGGCTGCTGGTTGCGCTCCAGCGCGTACATGGCGTGGCACCAGAAGCCGATCGCTCGGCTCCCCTTGAAGTGCTTGATCATCACGCGTCCGCCCTCCTCGTGTGGCTTGCCCTCGGGTGAGGCCAGATGCGAGACAAGGTGGATGATGATGCGCAGCTCCTTCGCGAGCGATGACATCTCGGCCATGATGCGCTCCAGCCCCTTCCGCTCGTCATCCTCGGCCGCCGCTAGTGCAGTGAGGTGATCGATGTAGAAGATGCGGACGCCCTCGGAGTGATTGAGGTAGCGGATGTGCCCCTTGATCAGCTCCCAGTCGGTTGCACCGAAGCTGTCGTAGAGGAACAGCTTGCCGCTCGCTTCGAGCTGGTCGATCGCGGCTTCCTTCTCCTCCTGCGTCCAGCCGTCGTCGGGGATGTGGAAGCACTTGCCGGCGAACTTGCCTGCGATGCGCTCACCAGTCTCCTCGGGCGGCTGCTCCAGCGAGAACACGCCGATGGGCTCGTTGAGCACCGTCATGTCGTGCATCATCTGCTGCGTGAGGAAGTCGGTCTTGCCCACGCCAGTGCCGGCACCGAATGCATAGATGTGGCACCAGTGTCGACCGTAGGTCAGCTTCGTGAGCGACGGGAGGAACCACGACAGGCCCATCTTCTTCGGCTCCAGCATCTTCTGCCGGATGTCCTTGAGCGTGACGATGCCGTCAGGCCGGTAGGTCTTCGCGTTCCAGATCGCCTTGATGACTTCTTCGCCGCGCCCCGCTTGGAGCATGTCGTTGGCGTCCTTCAGCTCGGTGAACGTCACCTTGCATTTCCCCGGAGGGAACAGCGGAGCGCATTCGGCCACAGCGTCTCGGCCCGGCTCGTCGTTGTCGAACATCAGGACGACTTCCTCGAACGAGCAGAGCCATTCGAGTTGCTTGGCGATCGCCTTGCGTGCGCCCTTGGTGCCGTTCGGGATGCTCACAACGGGCCACTTGTTGCCCTGAAGCTGCGAGACGGTCATCATGTCGACGGCGCCCTCGGTGACCACGACGCGGCGCCCACCGCGCTCCCAGAGGTGCTGGCCGGCGAGCGGAGCGTCATCGAGCGAGCCGATGATCGGGAAGTCCTTGTCGGCGGTGCGGAGCTGCTGCATCACCAGTTGGCGATCGTCGTCGTAGTGCGGCGTGATCTGCACCGTCTTGCCGTGCCACCGTCCGACTGCGTAGCCGAACTTCCGACAGGTCTCCTCGGTGATGCCGCGCTTTGAGAGAGGCTTGATCTCGCCTGTGATGAACGGTCCTGACACTGCCGAGGGCCTCCTGTGCGTTGATGGTGGTTGATCGGTCGCCGGCTCGAAACGGTCACAGCCCACCGAGAAGCAGTAGGCGTGGCCGTCCGAGTAGCGAATGAGGTTGTCTCTGGAGCCGCACGACGGGCAGTGCTCCTTCCCGATTGCGCGGGACGTGTTCTTCTCCAAAGCGACCTCGTTAGATGCGGTTGTTGATCTCCACGCACTCGGTCGTGGCCTTCGTCGACCGAAGACTGACGCGCGTTTGTGCCGCCTCGCAGGTGAACCGCGTGGGATAGTTCACCCAGTAGTGCCGCTCCACCGGCTTATGATGGAGCGACACAACTAGCGTGATGATCAGCGTGAACATCACGCGCGGCGAGCGGTGGCGAGCCTGTACTCAGCGTACTGCTTGCCGGTCTCGTCGATACGCATGGTGGTCACGATCTTGTGGCCCTTCGACTTCAGCTCGTGGATGCGAGCAGCCAGGCGGAAGATGCGATAGACGCCGAACGCTTCGAGCTGCGTGATGGACTTGCCAGCGAGCAGGTGCGACAGGATGCGGTCGGACTGCTGCTTGCCCTGCGGGACCGAAACGGGCGCGATGACCGGCGCGACGATCGGAGTGACATCGCCAGCAGGCACGAACCAGCACGTCTCGGTGAGCGGGCCGTGGCTTTCGTAGCCATCGTGTCCATCGAAGTGCGCGCCGAAGTTGATCAGCGGCATGTCAGTGTGAGCATCGCCGACGATGATGCCTTCGAGAACGTCGGTTGCGGCGTAGTCGCGGTGGCCGATGTCGGTGGCCTTGACGCGCTGGCCGAGCGTGAACTTCTTGGTGGTCATGTGGTCTATTCCTTCCCAGTTGTCGGGTTGCGATGTACGCGTGGATAGATGCGGGCAGAGTTGTCCCCTGCCCGCGCGAGGTGTCAGTCTTTGGAGAACGCGATGGCGACTGCGGCCAACCCCAAGATCACGAAGAGCACCACGAGGCGCACTGCGATGACCATCAGGGGGATGAAGACGACGAGGGCCGGCAACGTCGGGAGGACGGTGAACCAGCCGATGAGCAGCGCGATCTGCGCGAAGATCATCCAAGGCATTTCTTGGCTTTCTCGTTGAACCACTCGGCAGGGATGTGCTTATCGGCGAACTGGAAGCCGTGTTTGCGGCACCAGTCGGCGTAGAGCGTCGGACTGCCTTTGCGGATGCGTTGACGGGAGTTGCTGAACACAAAGCGGATGTCGAGGTGCGGATGCTGCGCCTTGACGAGGATGTGCTTCTGTCTGTCAGCGGTTTCAAAGCGCCCCTTGGTCTCAACGATGATGCCGTTGGGGAGCTTGAAGTCGGGCGTGTACTTGCTCGGCTTCGAGGGCTTCACGTACTCAATCTTGAAGCTCTCGAAGTCCGGGTCGAGGCCGGTGACGTCCTTGATCTGTTGACCAACGACCTCCTCCAGCCCCGACCTAAAGCCAAGTGCCAGACCTACTGCTTCAGAAGTCCTCTGCTTCCGAGCTATCGGTCGTGCCATCGGTCTCGTCTTCGCTGTCCTCGTCCGAGGTCTTGTCGGTGGCCTCTTCGTCATCACCGACGCTATCGGTGTGCTCGTAGCCGCCCTCTTCCTGACCGAAGCCGTAACCGGACGCATCACGTCCGCCACCCTGCACGAGCTTGAGGAGCTGCGCAGCGAGGAGCTTCAGCTTGAGGCCGACCGCTCCGGTGCCGGCGATGAAGTACGGACGCGCGGAGAACGCGACGATGCCTTCAGAGCCGCCCCAGAGTTCGGGGACCTTCACGATGGGCTGACCCTTCGCGTCGAAGATGTTCGGCTTCGCGGTCCAGCGCTTGGACTTGCCGGTGGCCTTGTCCTTGAACTCACCGGACGCCGCCATCGCGAACTTGAACTTGATCTCGCCAGTCGGCTCTTCGGTCTCTTGATCGTAGAGCGTCGTGAACAGATCGTTGACCTGAATGCCACCCTTGCCGTTCTTGGCTTCGAGCTTCTTGCGGGCGTCGACCTTCAGCTCCTTGAAGGCCTTCTTGCCCTCCTCGATCGCCTCATTGAACAGCGGCTGGAGCTGCTCGATCAGCGCCTTGGTGAGCTTGTCGTCGGCCTTCAGGCGGGCCTGAATGGAATACTCGCCGTTCGGCTTCGGGTACTCCTTGGTGCCGTAGTCGGCCTTGTCGATCTTCGGGTAATCCCAGACGCAGCGCGGTGTGCGAAACTCCGGGTCTTTCTTCTTGGCTTCCTTCGCCATGCAACGATGTCCTTCTAGTGATGTGTGGATAGATCAGCGCACGGCTCAGACCGCGTAGCCGACGACCTCGGGGACCGGGACGAACACGGGATTGCCGAAGCGGGTGTAAATCCAGCCACCGGGAACGCGCAGGCGTTCGGTGTCGGTGTTGACGCGCTCCCACGAGTGCTTGCCGTTGCCCTTGTAGGCCTGCGCGCCCTTCGGCGTGGTCTTCTTGGCAGGCTTCGCCGGCTTGGTGACAACCCAGTCCGAGTGACCGGTGTAACCGTAGTCGTGGCCTTTGTAGTCGACATACACGGTGGTGCCGGCGATCTTCGACACCGGATATCCGTCGTGGCCCCAACCGGGCAGCTTGACGGTGTCACCGACCTTCAGTTCTGACGCTTTCATCTTGGTCCATCCTTCTGAGCTGATAAGCCAGGCCAAAGAGGTCGCTGGCGATTTTTCCGAGCATGATCGCCCGCACCCGAGGCTTCGTGCCGTATGCACGTAGGTTCAGGTTGCGGGCGATCTCTTCGAGTTGTTCTGGGGTTGTCACGTCAGTGAGGCATTCCCAGTCGACGCTTGTGGACCCAGCGCCAGCCCTTGGTTGGATGCAGATACTTTACTGCTGCTCCATCCTCGTGCACCTGAAGTGCACACTTGGGGATGAGAGCGTTCCATTTGGCGAGCTGAAGCTGAGCGATGTAGGCGCCGAACTCCGCGGCTGCGGTGGTGTTGAAGCCGTTGAACTTCACTTGCGCCCCCTCTTGTTGCCCTTCGGTGCCGCTGCGATCTTCCGCGTGGCCGCCATCGGCGTGCGCTTGCGGTTGGTCATGTCGCGGTTCTCGTGGGCTTCCTTGGTGCCACGCGGGTCCAACCAGCCGTTGCCGCGCTGTTGGCGGCGGGTGATGTGCTTGCGGCTCATTGGCGATGCATCCTTTCGAGCTTCTCGACATCCACACCGAACGAGATCAACTCGGCGGCGAGATCGAACGGCAGTGACTTGCCGGCTTCCCAGAGTGCATCGGCCTTTTCGAGCAGGTGCTCCAAACGAGGGTCCATTTGGCCGAACATGATGTGCTCCTTTCGGTGTGAGCGCTGGTGTGTGCTAGAGGGCGGGGTAATCGCTGCGCTTCGTAAGAACGATGAGGGTCTCGATTGACCCTTCTGCGCGTTGGTCGCGATGGTGGATAGATCAGGCCGCAACTGCGGCGTCATATCCCACGTCGAAGTCGTATCCGATGTGTCTCTTGAACAGGTCTTTGAGCCACCTGCGCTGCTTCACGGAAACAGCATTCGTTCTGACCATCTGTCCGACGAAGCCGGCTTCCTTCTGGGTGAGCTGAAACAGTGCTTCCTTTAGGATTGCATAGGCGGCGAGGTTGATGTCGTTAAGTTCGTTGGGACCATCAGCCGAAGGTACTTGCAGCTTGTACTTACCGGTGGTGACCTCCGCGACACAAGCGGAGACAACTTCGGGGCTGTGCTTGATCAGTGCGTTTGCCATGATGCTATTACCTGTTCGATGTGGGACAGTTGGTCGTCAGTGAGGGCGTTGAGTTGAGACTTGATACACGCCAAGCGAGCTGTGCGGGCATGGTTGACGGTGTCTCGGGCTTCAGAGACAGGGTCGGATTGTTGTTTTCGTTTGGGGTTTGGCGACGTTTCACCGTGATCACGGTGAACGGTCCTCGCCTTGCAGGCTGCTTGCCGCACACGAAAACCTTCGCGCACGTCTTCCAACGTGGTCCGACCATCCGCAATCATGATGATCTCGTTGGCCCGCGACTGGCCGACGTTGCAGTGGGCCAGCAGATACTGAGGCCACGTCATGTCTTTGCGTTTTGCGACACGCCGCTTTGCTTCGGCAAGATACAGCCCAGCAGACTTGTAGAGATCTTCAGCGCGCTGTTTGCTCACGTCGCCACGCTGAATGCTGGCGTAGGCGCTGGCCCCAAGTGCGGGCAGGCCCATTTCAGAGAATGCTTCAGTCGTCACTGCGTGTTCCTTCGTTGAAGCCGATCGCTAGAGGGCGGGGTAATAACGTCCCCGACCTCGCATTGCATTGATAAGTGGATAGTTCTAGGCAAAGAAGTACGGCGACTGGAGCACCTGAGAGAGGTCCAGCGTGCCACACGGCGGTGGAGCGGGAAGCTCCTCGGCCAACTCGCCGGCAGCATCGGCGAAGTCCTGTGCCAGCCCACCGAGCACGTCGAACTCGGTGTACATGCGCAGGAACTGCTCACGGAGACAGGAAGCCATCTCGTGGGCGTATCCAGCATGGCAACCAAACGAGTCGTGGATAAGAGAGAACGCACTTATCCCCTTGGTTGCCGCTGCGTTCACTGTCAGCATCAGGTGTGAGGCGTCGAGTGAGTGGATGACGTTCGGCGCGATGCCGCTCGCCTGTTTGCGCGAGTCCAGCTTGACGCTGTCCTCCTTGTCGAGACTGACCGCGATGCGCGCTGCACCGAAGGTCAGCTCCAGCTTGATCATGTTGGGCACGATGTACTGCTGAGCAGCCACGAAGCCAACCGGGGTCTTCCAGATCATGGGCTCGTTGTTCTTCGAGACCACCCGCGTACACGCTTGGAGCCAGTCCATTGCCTGCTTCGCAGCGACGACCACCTCGCCCACTGCGTCCCAGATCAGGCCGCCCATGTAGCTCGCCGCAGCGAACCCATCGCCCTCGAAGGGGAACGTATCGGGGCTTGTCTGCTTCCACTCCTTGATCGTGTCCTGAAAGACCTGATCGCGGAAGCCGAAGCGCTTCGCACCGTACGCCAGCGTCATCACCGGGCGCTTGCAGACCTTGCGGTTGACCTTGCCGAGCCACCCGCGGGCGACTTCAGCATTCTCCCCCTCGCCCACTGCATCGCGCTCGACCATCTTGACGACCACGTTAGCGACCGCCTGATAGATGTCCGAGGGCTTCTCACCGGGCGTGAGGTTGACCGCCTGTGCGCCCACCGGGTCACGCAGGAGAGCCGAGAAGTTCTGAAGGCCATTGCAGGTGCCATCCATCTGCACGGGCAAGCGGGACTTGTACGCGAGACCTTCGCGCATGTAGCCAGCCCACTCGAAGCAGAACGCGAGGGCCTGCCACGGCTTCTCCGCGGTGGTCCAGAAGCGGTTCGCCAACGGGTCCTCTGCGGACGCGAGGATGTGCTTCTCGTTTGCCTTCACCCAGGCCGAGCGCTCTGCGAACGAGACCTTGTCCACGCCCCACATACCGGCGCCGTGAGACGCGAGCCACCGCACGCCAGCCTCGCTGCCGATCTCGATCTCATCCGAAAATTGGAGGAGTCCACGGCAGCTATCGTTGCCCTGCGGGTGCAGATACAGCGTCACCGGATACACGCGGCCCCGGAAGTCGAGCTGATGCGGGAAGTAGATCGCCTCGCGGTCCTTGAACATGTCGGCCACCCACTTCATGCGGATGAACTGGATGCGCTTCGCCGTGGACCGCGCGTTGTTCTCGTGCGTGGCCTTGGTCTCGCCCTTCCAGCGCATGAACTCCTTCTGCTGCACCTCGGTCATGTCGTCGTACTTGATCTCCTTCGCCAGCCAGAACGGCTTGGCGGGGAGCGGCGTCGACTGAGGCTCGGGGATGGCACCGTTGAAGGACAGCCCGCGCTCGTACATCTCCTCCATCACGGCGAGCACGCGCTTGTTGATCGCCCACCGCGTCTCTTGGATGTTGTTGAGCGCTTCGTAGACGTGCGGCATCTCGATCTTGGCGAGACCTTCGAGGTAGCGCTTGTTGGTCGTCTTCACGACGGTCAAACGGCGCACCCTGCCCGACCAGTATCCACCGTCCGTGGGCTTGGTCCACTTCTTCGGCGGGATGATCGTGGGCACGTAGAGTGGAGACAGATACGCGGCGCGCTTGTGCTCCTCCTCCATCCACCGCAGTGTCTCCTCGGTGGCTTCCACGGTCTTCGTGGTTTGCCCCTTGGTGGTCTCAACGTGGATCGAGGCCATGCCGGTGCTCTCGATGAACAGCTCGACCATCTTCATGCCGACCAGCGCGCGCTTCTTCTGCGACCAGTCCTCGAACACGGTCTCGACCTTGCGAGCCGACTGCCGCATGTGCCGGCGCTTGTAAGCGTCGCTCGGTGACTGCTTCGCTTTCTGCAACGTCTTCTTGAACGTGTAGAACTTCTGGTCACGGAACGCGCGGTAGTGCAGCTCGTCCTCGATCAGTTGCGCAACAGCCATCGCGGTGGTCGTCAGCGTGTGCTTCGAGGAGATGCGATCGAGCACGGCGCGCACCGTGAGGTGGGACACCAGATCAGCGTCGAGGTCCTTCAGTGTGCTGTAGGCTTCACTGCGGCGCCCTGCCTTGCCACTGCCGGCCTCTTCGAGGAAGGCCTTGAGCGCTGCCACCATGCGAAGGTGAGCGTGCCCCATGAGGCGCTTAGCGGGCATCGTGGTGGACTCGTGTCCATCCTCTTTGGCCTCGTTGACCTGCTTGAAGTAGCGGTCAGCTCCAAGCGAGCGCATCTGTTCTTCAAGGGCGAGTTGTTCCGTCCACAGCGGGTGCTGTTCCATGTAGTGTCCTCTTCGGGATGTATGGATGGGTGGATAGGTCGAGACGCAGCTATGGCGTCGTTAGCGGCGCTCTGGGCGCGTCACCGAGCATGCGGGGCACGGTTCATCAGGCAGGTTTGCGTGTCTGTTGATGAAGCCTTCGCCGTCGCACTTCGTGCAGCGCAATCCGCCGATGCGGCCGAAGTTTGGGTTACGGCTATCGTAGAGCGGATCGGACTTGCTCGGTGCCTGCGGTTGATCGGGGAGGTGAACGTAGCGCTCAAACTCGCATGGCTCGTCAACGTGATGGTTGCCTTCGCAAATAAGGTAACCTTCGCCGTCCCGCCTTACCTTGACTTCGTTTGTGACGGCGTGATGATCGCGCAGGCGCTCGATCTCGTCGGCACCGTTGCGCATGTGACGGGCAGCACTGAGGTGCCCTTCGGCTTCCATGAGGCCAGCGAAGTGGCGCAGGCGCTCGGCAGTGTCGATGTCGGGATGTGTCTTCAAGGCAGCTCCAATCACGTTAATAATCTCAGGTGAACCGGGTGGCACCTAGAGGGCGGTGTAATTGCCTCCGGTGCGGATTGCTACCCGTTGGTGGATAGATGCGCAAGCCCGTAGGATTGCGGTGGCGTGGCGCGCCGGTGTTCACGATGTGGCACGCCACAGCACCAAGTCGATCGCAAGATTAATGCTGTAGTGGATAGATGCGGGGTGAAGAAAAGCGCTGGAAACAAAGGGTCTCCAGCGCTCGACTACTCGACTAATCTTCAGGTGGATAGCACGCAGCTTTGGAACCTAAAGATCGCACTACTTTGATTACTTAAGCCTGTTTCCTGAAGAACTTCAGCACGTTGGAAGTATCCATCTTGGGATTGCAACCCGCCACATCAGCCACTGGGGCGTCCGGTGTGGCGTGTGGCGTCTCAGACTTATTGTTGAGCAGCGCGATAGCGTTAGCCAGTCGCCGGCCGCTGATATGAATGTAACGCTGCGACATTGCAAGAGTGGAGTGGCCGGCGAGCTTCTGGATGTCGGTCGCCTCGGCGCCTCGGTCAGCCAGGCGAGAGCAGAACGTGTGCCGCATGGTGTGGGGCACCAGCTCCTCGTCGGTGATGCCACAGGTCTCCATCAGGCGCTCCCAGCGGTGCCGGATGGCGGCCTTGGTCAGCTCGGGGAACAGCTTCGAGCCGGGCGGGAGGGTCTCCAGCCGGCGCAGCCAAACGTCGCGGGCGCGGTCGGTCAGCGGGATGGTGCGCCCCTTCTTAGACTTGCAGATGTTCCCGGTGAGCACCACCACCATCGCCGAGTTGCTGCCGGCCATCGACTGAGCGTGGGCCGTGGTGACCTTCAGGGCCTCCCCCTGTCGCATTCCCGTGTCCACTGAGAGCACGATGTAGTCGGCCATGTCCTGATCGCCCTTGAGCAGCGCAACGCGCACAAGCTGCTCCTCCTCGGTGTCCGAGACGGTCCTGATGCGCCCCTCGGCCTCTGGCAGGAAGTCGATGGTCGGCTTGATGTAGCGCTCGCCGTCGATCTTCAGCTCCAGCTTCATCGCCTCGGTGGTGATCTTGGAGAGCGTCGCCAGCTTGCGGTTGATGGTGCCGTTGGCCTTGCCCTTCTTCAGCAGCGCGACCTTCAGCGCCTCGATCGCCGCATAGTTGACCTTCGGAAGCTTCGTGGAGGCACCGAAGTGGTCCTTGAGCTCCCCGGCGTTGCGGATGCTCCACTCGGCCGAGGACTGCCCCTTGACCTTCCAGTGGTTGTCGATGACGTAGTCCGCCATCTCGCCGAACGTCCTGATCTTGGACGGGTCGGTCGCGGCCTCGGCGATCTGCCCGCCGTTCTTCAGGGTCTCCAGCGTGACGTCATGCCACTGCTGTGCCTGCACCTCGGTGGGCCAGTCCTTGCGGAAGCGCTGGCCGCGCCAGTGCACTGTGGCTTGAAAGCTGTCGCCTCTCGGTTTAACTGGCATCTCGGTCTCCTACTCGATCGTGGATAGATCGACTCGCGGGTATGGCGGAATTGGCAGACGCAACGGATTTAGGTTCCGTCGCTTAACAGCGTGGGGGTTCAAGTCCCTCTACCCGCACCACTCAGGCGCCGCTGTAGATGCGGGTGAGCGCTTCGCGCGCGGTGGGAGACACAAGCGTGAACTCTGGGTCTAACTTGCGCATCGCGTCGATCACCGCGCGCTGTCCGTTCTTATTGAGGAAGACGATCTTGCGGCGGCGCTCGTTAGGGTCATCGACCGCCTCGACCAGATCGTATCCCGGCTTGCCTAGACGGTGCCATTTCGAGAGCATCGCAACGTTGCGCGAGCACGACGATTGCGCGAGGCCAGTTTCATCTTGCAGCTTCTGCATTGAGATGCCCGGATTAGCCGCGATGACGAGCAGACACTCAGCGGTCTGGCTCGGCATCATCTCTTTTTCATCAAGCGCCCGCAGCGTGCGAAGCATCGCAATGCCTTGGTGCAGTGGTTTGATGGACGCCATGTCCTGCTATCCTTTTCGGATTTAATCTTGTCACTCGATTGTAATACGCGGGTGGAAAGTTAGTTCCTACAGTCAATCCCGTCAAG